CCAAGTTTCGCCAAAGCCAGGCGAATGAAAAACTTGTAACCGAGGCTAATACCGCCCCTGAATGGGCAAAACCATTTATGGCGGCGCGTGATGTTGCTACAGTTGCACCCGACACTCTTACGGGCGGATGGAGCACTAAGGCTTTAAAGGCCATATTCGGCGGCGAGCCGGAGATGAATGTTGAGGCGCGTCGTAACCGAATGGGGTGGGCTGCTCCAGCATTGGATGTAGGACTTATGGCTGGGGCGCTTCCGACAGCTGTTCCTAAAGTGATAGGAATGATGGGCGGGGGTCCGGCTGCTCGCGCCATCGTTGGAACCGGAGCGGCTGCTGCCGAGGGCGGGCTTGTTGGCGGTGTGTCGGCGGCAGGACACGATAAAGACGTAGCCGCTGGCGCGGCGCTTGGAGGAGCGGGGGGCGCTATCGGCCAACAATTGGGCGGGCTTCTCAACAGGGGCTACAACGCACTTAGGGGGATTGACAACAGCGTTCCCCAAGGCATCCGGTCTAAATTGACTGTTCTGCCCCCGAATGCGAGCGCAGCGGATAAGGTGACTGTCGCGGCAAATCAGGCGGCATCCAAGGCGCGTTTAAGCGATGACCCGCTAAAGTGGCAAGAAAATACGAAGGGGGCCATTGAGAGCTTGTTGCGGAAAGAGCCAAAGACTTTTACTCCAAAACAGCGCGGCTTGATGGAGGAGGTAGTTACCGATGATCCAGCTACTAAATTGTCAAGGGTCCTCGGCAAGACGCTGACCGATAAAATGGCTGTTGGCGGAGCCGGAATGGCTGGTGTGTTAGCTCATCCGCTTATTGGCGCGGCCACCGTTGGCGGAATGTTGGGTGGCGGTAGAGCACTTAAAGGTGTGTCGGCTGGCGGCACAAGAGAAGCTATGGACGATCTTCTACGCGAAATGCGTGGCAAAACCAAAGTGGAGGGACCCCTTTCGCCTGCCCAGATTGCTAAGATGCGGTTGTTAATGCAGCAGGGGGCATTGGAGTTGACGCCCGACGACCTTTACAGAATTGGAACACCGCTTGTGCTATATCTTCCTTATCCTGCAGAGCTTTTGTCACTCTGCGATCAAGGGGTGTCCCCCAGATATCTATATATAAACAGCTTTCCGTTTGCCCATGCCTATGAATACGGTCCTCGATTTGGCTCCTATCGTCCAGCGAGTAGCTGTTTTCAGCGAAAATCATGGTATAGCATTTATCAATTTTGTCCTCGCCACCAAGAAGCGTATGTCCGTATTTCCCGGCGCGGGTTTGTGTCAAGATTACTCTGCAGCTGTTGTCCGTATTAAACTTCACCTTTTGGGCCTGGATTTCGTGAGGCTCCATTAGACCCTTGATGTGGGCGGGGTTGTATTCGGCTAAGGCTCGCTCCAGCAGATTTAGGGTATACTTGTGAATATACGGTATCACCACCTTACCTTCGATCCCCTCTACAAGTTCGCGCACCAAGGCGAACCTTGGATTCTTTTCCGGCGATACTAATTCCTCGGTAGACCCATCCTCCTTTATTATGAAACCCGACTGAATTTGGGCAAGTTTTATATACTTCGTTATAAAGGCGTCCACCGCGACGTTCTCGGTTTCGTTTATCCAAAGCACGAACTCCTCTTCCATGCTGCGGTACATCGCCAGCAATTCGGGGGTTAACTTATACTCCCTGGAAGTGTACATCTTATCTGGCAGGTCCGTCCAATCCTTTTTGGATGCTCTAAATATATACTTGTCGATCAACGAAGCGAGTAGTTCTTCGTTTTGTGTCCCTACCACCTTTTTATTTTTGAACCCGCCCATTCGACAGAATGTGGTCTTAAATGCGTGGTACTTCCAATGGATGGCGTCGATAACCCGCATCTGCGCCCAAAGGTCGTGGGGTCCTTGGGTCACCGGCTTGCCAGACAAAATGCGCTTGTATTTGAATTGAAGCGCCAAGGCCAGAGTGGCTTTGGTCTGGATGGTATTGTAGGTCTTGACCTGGATGGATTCGTCCACAACAAGCATACAGTCCCGGTTATGGATGAACTTGGCGATGTATTCACGGACGTGCGGTATTCGGATCGCCTCGTAGTTGACGATAAGAACGGGGGGTTTGTCGTGGAATTCAGTCTTCAAGAAGTGGGCGTTTTCATAATCAGCACCGGAAGTGAAAACGTGAGGGTGGACTTTAGACCCATGTTTTTCGATTTCTTCGCGCCAACCACTCTTGAAGCTATTTGGGCATATTACCACCATCCGGGTAACTTCGCCCTTTCCAACTAACATCTCAAATTCGGTGAGGGCCGTCAAGGTCTTCCCAAGACCCATTTCCATGAAATAGGCGAATCCGGGTTTCAAGTATGCGGTTTGTATCGCTATCTTCTGTACATTTAGTAATTCCATGGTTCCCTCAGTTTTAATAGTTGATCCTTATCTTCGCTGCGCAGTCTAACCTCATTATGGATGTGCGCCTCCATCCGTTTCTTCCAGTTATCCCCGTACACCTTTTCCAACCATCGGCAGTCTTTCTCCTCAAGGAGTAGGACTACTGCTCTCTTCGGCATGTTTAACCCCTTGATTTCTAAGTGCGACGTACGCCAAAAAGGCGAAATTAGCGGTGTCCATCAATTCGATCAACGAATTTTCATCAAATTTATTAATGCCCAGCTGCTCTTCGAACTCCTCTATTTCTAACCGCAGGAGGTCGATTATGCGCCCCATATCTTGGATTGAGGGGGTATCTTTGTGACAATTTTTGTCCAGCTTCTTTATCATCCCTTTAAAGAAATCTAGCAACGGGTTGTGATATTCCCGCAGCGAATCAGGTATTTGGACTAAGATGTTGGTTGGCATGCAGATGCTCCGTTATATCTTGGACGTTTGGGCCGAACCCGTAAATCAGCTTAAACTCCTTGTCTAGCGAGTACCCAATCTCTTTGATGTTGTGGATTAGTTCGTCCCTACCGATGCCGCTGAGATAGTCCATGTGGCTTATGAACACGAAGTCCGGATCATTCACTCTGCAGGCATCGAAGAATTGAGACATTGAGAACGTGGCGACACGCCGCACCCTATTCGTCACGGTAGTTCGCTCTGGAGGCAACCCCAATTCACTCCACGAGGTTTCCATCTGGTCGTAGTACCAATCGCCGCTGGAATGTCCGTCAACGTCGCCCACCCGAATTGGGTAGGTTCGAACAGCCATGTAAGTTTTGGCAAGATGGCGCGGCGCTATTCTGGCGTCGGCCAAACCCTGCATAACGGTGCATTCGCGGCTCGTTACCTTGGGGTAGAATTCGGAGTTGATACCCAAGCTAAACCCCTGCGAAACCTCCATGAAATAGGCGTTCACGATTGGCTTCAAGTTGTGGGCCAGAAGGACTACGTTGGGTCCCAAGTTCCCCAGCGATTCTCTGGCGATGGCCTTAGGATCGCGGGCTATCTTCCGAGCTAAAGCCGCCCCGGTGCCACTTCTAGTGCCTGCTACTTGGGCGATGGTGCCTCCCCGTTCTGTGGCGTAGTCGTCGTCTGTGATAATGGCGGCATTGGGGTGGACGTATATTCGGACCCTTGGGTACTCTGCAGCTTCCCTTCGCAGGATTTCTCGGTCTATGATCGCCCCAGCGGATAGATATATCGGGACACTTATGCCATGCATGGACAAGTACACAGCGAATGTGGGCAGTTGCTTGAGCACGATCTTCTGGCCGTTGAAGTAGCAAGTATGCCCACTGTTGGGGCCTCCGCTGTAGATCGCCCCCGAGAAATTGTGCACCGCGCCGGTCCGGAAGGCCTGTTCGGCCAGCCAAGCGCTAAGCGCACCTTTGCCGGTCGATCCGAACTGTCCGTCGACGACGCAATGGACCCCAGTATTTTTAAACAGGTCCACTTATCCCTCCCGAGTGGTATCGAGCAGAGCAGCGAGGGCGGCGTAACCAGCCTCGTCCACATGGTTGTCCCCGGACTTCCCATATGCCGTCCGCGCGATCTTGAGGAGGACCATCATTTGGGCTACGTCTTTGGCCTCGACGCCAAGATGGGCGCGGGCAACCGAGGTATGGCGAATGTATGTCTGCCAGAACTCCGCCATCATCTGGAAGGAATTGGTGGTGTCGCCGTGTTCCTTGCTCTTGGACTTGACCTGATCCAAGGCTCCGGTGAGCACATTCTCGGCTACGTCCGATTGGTGAGTCTCTGCGATGATATCAAACTTCTTGCGCTTCTTAGCCATTATCTCCTC